CACGGTTACTTTGGTAGACTTATCTTCCAGTATGCTTCATTCAACAACTCAAGAAGTCTTCACTTCTTCCTTGCTACATTCCCAGTAGTATGCATCTGGTTAACCTCAATGGGTATTTGCACAATGGCATTCAACCTTAATGGTTTCAACTTCAACCAGTCTGTTCTAGACAACGGTGGTCGTGTTGTACCTACTTGGGCAGACGTTCTTAACAGAGCAAACCTAGGTATGGAAGTAATGCACGAGCGTAACGCTCACAACTTCCCACTTGACTTGGCATCTGCTGAGACATCTGAAGTTGCACTTGTTGCTCCTTCTGTTGGTTAATAAATAAGATTGAGACACTTTCGTGCGGTCTCTACAATCGGAACAAACCCAAGAGACTCCTTCGGGAGTCTCTTTTTTTATCTAAATATAATTGAATATCTTCGCCGTTCAACAGTGGTTGGCAAAATCCAATCGCTGTGCTATAATAGGAGAGAGAAATCTCTCCTAAATTAATACACATATTATGGAAGTTGTTATCTATACTACAGAAGGATGTTTTTACTGTGAGCAGATAAAAGAATTGTGTCGTAGAGCAAATATTGAATATACGTCACATCTAGTAGGAACATCAAGTTTTACACAAAAAGATTTTATTAAGAAATTTCCTCTTGCTCAGGGGTATCCATATGTTATAATTGATGGAGAAGTTATTGGTGGTTTAGTGGAAACCGCACGACTATTCGTTAAAAAAGGATTGGTTTCTAGTGGAAGAAAGTAAATCTCCATCCATAAATAAAGGTATAGAACTCATGCTTAGGAGGGCTAAGAAAGACACTGATGAGAAACCATCAAAAGGTTTCACAATTACGAGAACTTTCTCTCTCTTAAAACGCAAGTTTTATTTCAACTTTGCCTTTAGATGGGAGAATCAATAACAAACCACTAGGAGTTGAACAATGGCAGACGCAACTATTTTATTCTTTTCAGCAACTTTATCATTTTTATTTTTGTGTGTTGGTGTTTTAGCAGGTTGGACTGCCAAAGACTTTATTCATGATTATATGTGGTCAAGGGATGAGTATCAACAAAATGTTCACCCTGAGATGTATGATGATCAAGGAAACTGGTTGAATGAAGAACTATTATCAGTAAAATTTATTAATGAGGATGATGAAGATGAGATTCTTGATGCATGAGGTACTACAAAAAGTATCTAACGCAAAAACAAAGAAAGAGAAGATTAAATTATTGCAAGAGATGAACTCTAATGCATTAAGGATGCTTCTTATTATTAATTTTGATGATTCTGTCATCAGCATGTTGCCAGCAGGTGATGTTCCTTACACACCTAATGATGCACCAGAAGGTACAGAACATACCATCCTAGAGAAAGAAGCAAGGTTGCTTCATCATTTCTTTAAGGGTGGATCAAATGTATCTCAAGTAAAGAGAGAACAGATGTTTGTTCAGATGCTTGAAGGTCTTAACAAAGGTGAGGCAGAAGCATTAGTTCTTGCAAAAGATAAAAGAATAGGTAAACGTTGGAAGATTACAAAGGCAACAGTAACTGAAGCGTTTCCAGCAATTGTGTGGGGCAACCGTTCATGAAGATAATCCATGAGAGATGTGATCCTAAAGCAGCAGAAGATAGGTCTTTACCATATACTTCCTATCTTGTTGAATATAAAATAGAGGGTCAGACTGCTTATGATATCGCTATGGGTGATAGTCAAGTAATTTTATTTGACCATTACTATGACAAATATAGAAAAGATTTTGTGGGGTTTAAACAAACTGAAGGTAGGTTAAGACCTAATCTCTGGAATGCAACTCAACCAACTCCACCAAATCCAAGAAAGAAAAGAAAAAGATCTTCTACAACCGATACTGAATAAAATATAAAATTGTATACGTTGCTACAGTTTTACTTGACTATATAGTTTACATGTGTTAGAATTAACACAATCGTTCAACCTCATTAGAGGTCGCAAGTAAGCCGACACGGAACGGATCGTTCATCCTATGTTACTACATTTACTGGCAAATACTCTCTTCGTGGCATCCGTAAGTATATCTTGTGGAGAAGCATATGAGATTATTGAAAGAGTAAAAAAGTTTACTGATGATCCCATTGTAGAACTTGAAGTAATTCAAGTCCTCAAAGAGAACACAGTAGATTGTAACTGGGACGCAAATGCCGACTGAAGGAACGGGTCTTATCCACCCAATCCAGAGGAAAAGCCAATGGCAAAAGTCACTTACAGAGGAGTTGAATACGACTCCAAAGAGTACAACGCAAAGGTGCTTGAAGAAGCATCAAAGCGTAATAGACACGATTTAATGTATCGTGGTCTCAGAGTCAACAGTGGGGCATCACCTTGCAGTTGAATTTCAAAAACCAATAGTGGTTTTCGTAATGCTGGAAAAATTTTTCCAGCATTTTTTTTATCTAAATACCTGTCATAAATATTATTGATAACTGCAACATGCAGAATGGAAGAGAGTCAGAGAAAGGACAAGAGAAAAACAGCAAAGAAGATAATTAAGCTTGCTAAAAAGCATCCAACGTGGTATACTAAAGAGGATGTAAAGTACGCAAAATATATTCGTAAATCATTAAAAAAGAATGACACAAGTGAAACTAGTGACAGTCACCCCCAAAGCGGAGGAGACGATAGGATACATAGCGAGGGTAAGCAATCCAAAGAATCAGGACAATCCAAACGTAGCTGGTTTGCTAAAGTATTGCATAAAGCATCAACATTGGTCGGTCTTTGAACAGGCACATATGACTGTGGAGATTGAGACTACACGTGGTCTTGCTGCACAGATACTGAGACACAGATCATTCACTTTCCAAGAGTTTAGTCAACGTTACGCTAACACAAATTTTCTGGGACGGATTCCTCTACCTGATCTTAGGAGACAAGACGAATCAAATAGACAAAATTCTATTGATGATATACCATCAAAACAAGTAGAATTTTTGCAGAAAGAAATAGCATTACATTTTGCAGCAGCACAAGATCTTTACAATGAACTCATACGTGAAGGTGTTGCAAAAGAATGTGCAAGATTTGTACTACCTCTTGCTACACCAACTAAATTATACATGACTGGTACACTACGTTCTTGGATTCACTACATAGATTTACGTTCTGCACATGGAACTCAGAAAGAACACATGGTGATTGCTGAAGAGTGTAGAGATGTATTCAAGGAACAATTTCCCATCATTACAGAAGCACTGGAGTGGAATTAATGCCATTATACGCAGTAAAAAATAAAAAAACTGGAGAGACTCAAGAGTTTATGAAATCTCTTGAAGAGTACGAGGAGTGGAAGAAAGAGAATCCTGACTGGGACAAAGACTGGTCTAAACAAGGTAGAGTGTCAGTTAGATATCGTCAAGATTTTCTTAGAGGAATTCATGGACATCCAGACCATAAAGATTATGGTCAACCACCAACTATGACAGTAGAAGATGCTTTTGCTGATGATAATGGTCGTAAAGATGAAACATATACAGAAAGAATAGGATACTGTGGAGGAACACCAGACTAATGCCAACATATGACGTAAAGAACCTAAAAACAGGAGAAGAAAAACAATTTTCCATGACCATGAAAGAATACGAACAGTGGAGAAAAGATAATCCAGACTGGGATAAGGATTGGTCAAAGGGATGTGCTACTGCTGGTGAAGTAGGTGACTGGCGAGACAAAATGTCTAAAACACATCCTGGTTGGAAAGATGTAATGACTAAAGTAAAATCAGTACCAGGAGCAAATATACAAGGATGGTAATCTCATTATGGCAGTGAAAAAAAAGCAACCAGTTCCGTCTGGTATGTCAAAGAAACAGATGAAGAGAAAGAAACCTATTAATCAAAGTTACTTTCTAGACATCAATCCTATAACTGAAAATCAAGAATTGTTTTTCAAGGAATGGGGTGCAGGTAAAAATTTGTTTTCTTATGGTGCAGCAGGTACAGGTAAGACATTCATTGCATTGTACTTGGCATTAAAAGATGTTATTGACGAAGATTCATTTTATGATAAGGTATATATTGTTAGGTCTCTAGTCTCTACAAGAGAGATTGGATTCTTGCCTGGCACACATGAAGATAAGTCTGAACTATATCAGATACCATACAGAAATATGGTAAGACATATGTTTGAGATGCCTGATGATACATCGTTTGACATGCTTTATGAAAACCTTAAAACTCAAGAAACGATCTCTTTCTGGTCTACCTCATTTCTACGTGGTACTACTTTGGACAATGCTATTATCATTGTTGATGAGTGTCAGAATCTTAACTTCCACGAACTTGATTCCATCATGACACGTGTTGGTCAAGACTCTAAGATTATGTTCTGCGGTGATATTAATCAATCTGATTTGACTAGAACTAATGAAAGAAATGGAATCTTAGATTTCCAAAGAGTCTTAGAAAACATGGATGAGTTTAGTACTGTTGAATTTGGTATCAATGACATCGTTCGTTCAGGACTTGTTAAGTCATACCTTATCAGTAAGATGTCTTTAGGTTTATGACATTTACACATCGTGATGGCAAACCAATAGAATTAACTGCTAAGATGGTGGAGGGTAGAAGAGTTTACTCTACACCTAATGGTAAGTCTTATCCATCAATCACCACAGTGATTAGTAATAATGCTGCCAAGCAGAAAAATCTTGCTAGATGGAGAGCAAGAGTGGGTAAGGAGAAAGCAACTGCTGTCACTACTCGTTCTACATCTCGTGGAACCAAATATCATTCTATCGTTGAGGATTATTTAAACAATGAGTTAACAATTAAAGAGTATAAAGATACTCCACTACCCGTGGTTATGTTTGAACAAAGCAAAAAACACCTCAACCGTATAAGTAATATATACTTACAGGAAGCAGCATTATATTCTAATCATCTGGAAGTCGCTGGAAGAGTAGATTGTATTGCAGACTTTGATGGAGTTTTTTCAATAATAGATTTCAAAACATCTGCTGAACCAAAGAGAGAAGCATACCTCTATGATTATTTTGTTCAGGAAACAGCGTATGCATGTTGTTTACAAGAAATTTACGGCATGACCGTCAAACAACTGGTAACTATTGTTGCTTGTGAAAATGGCGAGACACAGGTGGTTATTAAACCTCCTAAAAAAGAATACTTGCTCCAGTTAATCAAGTACATAGACGAATACCAGAAAAAATATGGAAAAGAAAAACTTACTTGAAGATAGATTTATGACTAGTGCAAAATTCTCACAGGAAGTAGAGAAAATTGCTGTGACTAATGAAGACATGAACTACATTGACGCAGTACTACATCTTTGTGATTTAAATGAAATTGAGGTGGAATCAGTACCTAAATTGATTTCAAAACCACTTAAAGAAAAGCTTAAATATGAAGCACAGAAACTAAATTATATGAAAAAAACAAGTCGTGCTAAATTAATGTTGGTATAAAACAATGGGAGATTTCTTCAAGTCAGAACTAGTAAGGGGTGACATTCAAGAGATGGCAACCCTACAGGAGTTTTGTTTTAGGTCTGCTCAAAATTTATCTCTTCTATCAAATGAAGCAAAGGTAGAATATTTTGCAGCACTAAG